GCGTTGCCATAATAGAACTCCTTATTCTGTCTGACTCAGGTACCAGTCAAGGAACGTATTCCTGGCTGCACCTCGGTTCAGTCTTTTCTGATACATATCACCCAACGTACCCTGTATAGCCTGTGATAGTCCACCGGTGTACATTGCCCCTGTAGGGCTTTGCTGTGCCAGCCTGTTGGCGATGAGCATCTGGTTCTCAAGACCACTTGGGGCATTTACCCCGAACTGGGATGTGAACCATGCCCTCCGTGCCATTTCAGGTGCTGTGGCTCCCTGTTCTATATACTGTCCGGGATCCATAGCAGCCCCTGCCGATGCCGCTTCTTGTGCGAGTTGTCTCATCTGCTGCATGGAGCCAGACCACTGGGGGCTGAATGATGCAGGTCCATATGGCTGTCCGCCTGTCCCTGTAATGAACTGGCCAAACGTAGGTCTGTCACCCTGTGCTGTCTTGGCAAGTGACGGAGCTGACAACATATACTGTGCACCAAGCTGTCCTCCTATGTCTCCCATAGGGGCACGCCTAGACCAGAACGGCTGTACCTCTGACTTAAACCTTGCCCAGTCCTGTGCAGGAGTAAACCCGGACTCTCTTGATCTAAAGCCCGGTGACCTAGGTTCTGCCATATAATTGAAATTCATTGTCATAACATACTCCTAGTCAAAAGGATCGTATCCAGCATCAAACATAGCCCAAGGGTTTTTCCGTATTTGTGGTTCTTCCCTTGGATCAAATTGCAATCCTGATCTATCGAATGCCGAATACGGGTCATACATATTAGGATCATATGCAACCTGTGGTCTTAGCGGTGCTACCACAGGTTGAGTAAAGTGCTCAACTCTTCCTGGCTGGTAGTGCTGGTACGTATGGTCTGGGGGCTGAGTAGGTGCTGGCATGACAGTTGTAGTTGGTACTGGAATAACATCACCTGCTGCCTGTTTTTGCCATGCTAATTTGTCAGCAAGCACTTTCTCTCTTTCTTCCGGTGTTAAGTCTCTTCCATATTGAACACCTGATGTATCAGGCATCTGCTCAAACTCATCAATTTCATCTTCTACTATTTGTTTGTATGTATCTGCGGTAATAGGAGTTTTTGGATCTTCCGCAACCCTCGTTTGAGTCGCACCGGCTCCACGACCACCGAAGATGTCTGTCATCTTCCTGAAAATCTCAGTCTCTGTTGATCCTGTGTTCCTGTAGTACCCCATAAGGCTTCTGATGCCCTGCTGTATCTGTCCTGAGTAGTATCCCTGTCCTCCACCAGTTACCGCCATCGTGATCAGCGTCAACCTGTTGTCATCGTCATCATCTCCACCGAACAGTCCCTTGATCCATGCGTGATCAGCCCGATCCTGGTCTGACCATTTATCGCTTGTTGGAAGGCCATATTGTACAGGATCACTTTCCCATGTCAGTATTTCGTTCACTCTTCTCAGTCGTTCCTGGAACCTAGCTCCTGACCTGAAAGCGAAAGGATCAGCCATATACGCATTCAGGAAGCCTTCATAGTTCCCTTCAAGATTGTTTATTGCAGTGCTGCCAGCCTCTTCCACATTGGCGAACTTCGTCATATCGAACACGCCATCGTTGGCATTGACGATGGTTTGCACATCATCCCATGCCTGTAGCCCAAGATGCAGGAAGAAAAGCGTTGTTGTTTGTCCAAACAGTGACTCCAGTTGTGACTGTACGTCAGTGTTTCCTGCTCCCGGTATAGAGTAGATCTTCTCGTAGAACTTCTTAACGAGGTTCTCACTGTACCGTATGTCATCTACCCCTGTGGACGCTGCTACTTCAAAGTTTTTAGCCTTCTCAATGACACCTTCTGCGTTTTTTTCCACTTCCTCTTTCGTGGCTTGTGTATCGTCTTTTTGTACTATATCATCTCCTGTCAGAGGATCTTTATCTGGTATTCCCCCTCCTGACTGCATTATCCATTGTCGTTCAGCTTCTTCAGGGGTATCACCTGATTCTATTCTATGTTCTATAAATTTCTGTTTATTAGGATCTACTTTCTTTTCCGGTGCTGGAACCTTTACTACTTCGGGTGCAACTAAAGGTCGATACCCAGAAGGACCATATCCAGCCTCACCTGGTCCGTCTCCAGCTACGGGTTGCTCACGGACATACGATTCTACAACATTACCTTTCTCATCTATAGTAAGCGTAGTCATGCCTCCGGCTAGAATTCTCCACTGGTCTTCAAACTCATCATATGTCAAGGCATTCATATTAACCCTGTTTTCAGCCTGATACTGTGTATACGCTTGTTGCATATTATAGAGATCTTCTTCATAATCAGGAGAGTGCCGATATTGTGGATTTCGATTCATAAAATCCGTAAGTTCTCTTTGAGGGTCGGTACCTACTGTTATATCTTCCGCTCTTGCCGTCCCTACATCATCTGGTGTCATCTTAGGCATATGAATGCCACCAGGCGTAGAAGGAGGAATCAAACCCGGATCTATTCGGGATCCTTCTCCTCTCTGGGATTCTAGAGCCATTGTATCTGCTACAGGATCGAATCGAAATGGGATAGTCTCTTGTCCCTCTTGTAAAGGCACTATTGGGAATTCATCTGGAATCTCTCCATAATCTGTTATCGGCAATTCATCTTGAGGAGGAATTAAGCCTAGGTCTATAGGTATGTCTTCCTCATCAAATTGAAGGGGTATGGTTTCTACGCCTTCTGGTAATTCTACTATTGGGAATTCATCTAACACTTCCCCATAATCTGTTGTTATCCCCATCTCCCTGTTTATTGCATCAACCAGTTCCCGTTCTGCTACAGACTCACCTGATCCCGTTATACGCTCGATACTTTCTATGGGATCGATACCCACTTCGTTCATTGCATCGAACTCATCAGGGGTCATGGTACCGCCCTGTAAATCATCAGTCATGTTATTCATTGTTCCGAGCATCTGTCCGAATGCTTCATCCGGTGCTCCTGCCCGCTGTGCACCTGATAATCCAACCTGGTCACCAAGTCCCCTGAAGAGATCACCGAGATCATCTAGCCTTCCTTCGTCTTCCGCACGCTGCATTCCTGCATCCATGAGGTCATCGAGTTCGAGTCCTGCACGGTCAAGGAACTGTTCCGCATCACCGAAATGTGTTTCGATGTCGTTCATGTCCAGTCCGTCTTCGATACCTGGGTATGCAAGTGCTATTGTCTGTACGTCTTCTTCTGACAGTCCACTGCCCCACGGGGTCATCATGCCGTCTATCTCGAAGTCTCCGCCTCTCTTTGTTCGGATGTGGAGCTGGTATGCGGCTTTCTCTACCGCATCGGGATCCATACTGAGCAGGTCATCAATGGACATACCTGAGAGAAGGTCACCATACTCGCCCATGAGCTGTGCGTTCATCTCATTTTCGGTAGCTTCCTCTATGCTTGCACCTGCCATAATTTGTTCAAGGACATCGGGTGATGCACCTGTGTAGGCATAGCTGAAAGCCCTCGGAAGGTTCTTTGATAGTTCTTCAGAATATTGCATTGCCATTTAGAGTAGTCCTCCTTGTGCTCCCGGTCTTGGCATACCCGGAGGTACGAGTGGTCCTGCCTGTGGTGTTGGTGCTGGGGGCGGTACGCCCATCATAGCTTCAGGCATTACTTCCGGGGGTAATCCTATCGGTCCACCAGAGGGCGGTCCCATCGGGGGTCCCATCGGGGGAACGCCTCCCCCTCCGGGAGAGAGGAGCTGATCCGGAGGGGGTCCTGGAGGAGCCATAGGGGGGGCTGCCTGCTGTTCAGCAGCCTGTCGTTTCTGCATAAGGATATTCATCAGTTCACCGAGATAGAACTGTGCAAGGTCTTCACGACCCTGCCGTTCCGCTGATCTGAGTAATGTCCAGAGTGCTGCTTCCGGGAGCATCCGTTCCGCCATCTGTTCGTTGATGGCATCTTCCATCTGGTCTGCATCCTGAAGTGCAAGGATACGATCCCTGATCGCCCTGTCTGAGAGCAGTGGTGTCGGTCCTTCCCGTGCAATCTGAGCCATTGAGTATCTGGTCATATCGTCCTGCGGCAGTTGTCCAACAAGGGTAACCACCGGTGTTCCTGTGTCTTTCAGCATATCGGGTGAGATTTCCTGTGTGAAGTACATCCTGTTCCTGTCCATGCCTGAGAGTTCCATTGACTTATATGACCCTGATGCGTACTGGTCTGAGATCAGGTTGAAGATCATCTGGTATGCTTTCTCCACGGATCTGAGGTACTTATTGACGGTTGTCTCCACGCCTTGTCTGAGTGTGTTGATTGCGAACCCTGAAAGCTGGAAGGGGAGTTCACCGTACACGGAGTATGGGAGGGATCCCCGTTGCATCTCGCCGGAAACAATGCTCATAAATGCACCTGTTTCCTTTGCCATCTCCAACAGGCCCAGGGGTTCCACGTTCTCATTCTGAGCCAGAGATATCTCGGAACCTTCGAGGTACGGATCTTCGTCAAGGGATTTCATTCCGTCCCTTGACCTTACGATAAGTCCCTGCCGTCTCGATCTGGCTGTCAGTTCCAGCATCGTACTCATCATAAGATTATGTTTCGGGTACAGGTCACGGGTTGCCCTGAAGACGGATTCGCCTACATCGGCAATGGTGTCCTGCATTGTGGATTGGGAGAGTGCTACCACGTAGGGGTTTGACCCTATCGGTCCGAGGAAAGCAGGGACATGGTCAGCCCCGTGCCTCTGTTGTTTCTTCACAACCTGTGTAAGGGGATTGTTTTTCGAGCCGTTATAGACAAGGATGGTGTTCATCTCCTTGTCGTAGAAGTCATAGACTTCGATACCGTCAATGGTATGTGATGTTTCCCAGTCGATCTTGACGTTGTACTGGGAAAAAATCTGATCCTTGGTCTTGGGCATCTTGTAGCATACCCATTCCAGTCCTTCGGGTCCTGTACCCCAGTAGGTATGAAGCGGATCCCACGGTGTGATATCCACGTAGGTTGTACCGTCCGGTCGTTTTGCGAGGAGTGCCCTGCCTGCGTACCATCCTCTTACGGCAGAGTACCATGCAAGCTGGTCACGGAGTTCGGGGAGCATAAGTTTGCAGAGCCGTTCATTGGCTGCTTTTTCGATACCGATCAGGAAGCGTTCCTTGAGGTCGTTCTTCTCCCTGAGATCTGCATCTGCCCCGTCATGTGGGATACGGACAGTCATGTCCGCACCTGATATCCAGTTGATCACTTTCTCCGCATAGGTCTGCGGTTCATTGGAAGTGTAGGACTGGTAGCCTTCGCCAGCGTCATACGGTTCGAGGCGGTAGAGTGCGTGGTCATCCTGCATCC